CGTGCTTACAGCATCTTCAACGATAAGGCAAAAGCAATCCAAGTGTGCGTCAATCGCTTTGACGATGAAACTAAGCAATCTTTCTTGGAACTCTATGACAAGGTTGATGCTGATTTTCAAATGCCTTCCACCAATATTCAAGAAAATAATTGATTGATTAAATACATTTAAGATTACAATAGATTAAAAATTATGATTTTAGATAATTTAGATTCTTTGGAGGATCTTTCTTCTGGACTTCAAAGTAAAACGACATCATTATTGGGACATGTTATGTATACTAATAATGAATTAATGTATGCTAATTTCTATCAAACTATGTTTGATATTCTTAAAGATGAGCAGATTAAAACAGTTTTAGATGTTGGCGGGTGTACGGGTGAATTTTCAAAAATTATGATGGAAAAAATACCATCTATTGAAAAATGTATTATTGTTGAACCTTTGACTAGAAATTATCATTTTATTAAATATCGTTTTTGTAATGAGAGTAGAATTGAAGTTTTAAAAAAATGTGTTTTTTATGGGCAAGATACCATAGATTTATTTGCTGAAGATGGTAATGTTGGAGGGGCTCATATGAGCTCATCTCAAAATGCAGAAACTATTAAAACTTCTCCTCTAGAAGATTTCCCTGTTTGTGATTTCATTAAACTTGATGTTGAGAGTGCTGAGTGGAGAATTATTGAAAATTCTACAAGTTTGGACAAATTTACATTTATCCAAATTGAGTTTCATGATCTTTTAAATTGGCATTCTGCTGGTGATTGGGAAAATTTTCTAAAAAAACATTTACCAAATCATGAAGTAATTATTGATGGCAAAGATTTTCCAAGAGAATGGGGTGGGTCTTGGTTTGAGCAAGTTCTCTTAAAAAGAAATCCTTTGTAATTGCAAAACTTTTAATTTGCTGCTATAATTTGTTTAGGTAAATGCGCCCCCTCTTTTGTTAACTTTACTATGAAAAATCATGCCCTCTGAAAACCTAGAAACAAACTATTCGGATTACATTCCTGCACAAACCATCTTTGGTAGTGCTAGTTCAGATACTATTTCCTTCACAAGTTCCCGTCTTCCTGGTGGAATGGCAGATCATTCTCAAGACTTCTGGGATTATGATGGAATTAGTTTGACTGGAAATCCCTATGCTTCTCCCGATACTATTACTTTTAATTTGAACATGCCTGAAGACACAAATAAAAACGGTTTTTGGAAATATAACGAAGATAAAATTCTCAAACAACTTGAAGAGTATATTGCAAGTACTTATCGGCAACATTATGTTGATCGCACTGGTGGTGGTAAAGAGCAAACCCTAGATAAGATCAAGCACAATCGCCGTGAGGGTTTCTGTGCTGGTAATGTAACTAAGTATATTGATCGTTACGACACTAAAGGTACTCCTCGTGCTGATTTGTTCAAGGTTTTGCATTACACTATTCTTTTGATCAATCATCTTAACCTTATTGAAAACAAGTGAAACTTCAAGATAAAACTATGAAACTCTCTGACAATACTCTGACTATTCTTAAGAATTTTGCAGGTATTAACAACTCTATTCTTGTAAAACAAGGAAACAAACTTCGTACCATTTCTGTTGCCAAGAACATTCTGGCAGAGGCAGATATTACTGAAGAGTTTCCTCGTGACTTTGCAATTTATGATCTCAATCAATTTTTGAATGGTCTGAGTTTGCACCAGGATCCTGATCTTGATTTTAAAGAAGGATCTTATCTGAGCATTAAAGAAGGCAAGCGTAGGGTTAAGTACTTCTTTGCAGATCCTAATGTGATTATCTCTCCTCCCGAGAAAGACATTCAACTTCCCTCACAAGATGTTTGTTTCCAACTGGATAGCACTTCTCTGGAGAAATTGGTAAAAGCAGCAGCAGTTTATCAACTTCCCGATCTTTCTGCTATCGGTGAAGCGGGTGTAATCAAACTGGTTGTTCGTGATAAGAAGAATGATACTTCTAACGAATATGCCATCGTTGTTGGTGAAACCGATGATGAATTTACATTTAACTTCAAGGTTGAAAACATCAAGATCATTCCTGGTGCCTATGACGTTGTGGTCTCTTCTAAACTTTTGTCACAATTCACCAACACCAAGTACAATCTGACCTATTATATTGCTCTGGAACCTGATTCTACTTTTGGTTGATGAACATCTTTGTCACTTCCCCTTGGCCTGCTGAGAGTGCCATTTGTCTCCCCGACAAACACGTTGTCAAGATGCCCCTAGAGTGCTGTCAGATGCTCTCTATCGTGGCATCAGAGAAGTGGGGGCATGGATACGGCACTCTTCCTAAGGCAGATGGAACCCCCTACAAGACCGAGAAAGGAGCATTCCGCAATCATCCCTGCACCAAGTGGGCACTGGAGAGTATCCATAATGCCTACTGGTTAATCAAGTGGGGACTGAACTTGTCAGATGAATACTGCCTGCGGTATAATAAAACTCACTCTTGTTATAAAACTCTTGTGGATGCATACTACTTGTTTCCCAAAGGTAAGATTACAGAAGTGACTCCATTTGCTCGTGCTATGCCTGAGGAATGGAAGACTGACAATGCTATTGATACATTTGAGGCATATAAGAGGTATATTGCATCCAAACCTTGGGTTGCATCTAATTATCTTCGTATGCCAGAAAGAAAACCTGATTGGATAAAATAAACTATGAATAAACTTGAAACTATTGATAAGTGTATTAAATTAATTTCAGGAGAACTTGAGAGTTATAAATCAGTAAAAGATAATAAAGAATATTTTGATAAGTATTCTCCTTTTGGTAAAATGAATGATGCAGATATTGAGGAGATAGATGAAGAAATTATAGTAAATCAAAAACATCTTGATAATCTTTACTCAATAAAAAAAGAACTAAATTATGGCAAGTGAATTTCTTCTTACGGAAAAATACCGTCCTCAAGTAATTGATGATTGTATTCTCCCTGATGAAACTAAAAAAACATTTAAGGAGTTTGTAGAGAAGGGTGAAATTCCAAATCTTCTTCTTGCAGGTCCTCCTGGTATTGGTAAAACCACAATTGCAAAGGCACTATGTAACGAATTAGGAGCAGACTATTATGTCATCAACGGATCCGACGAAGGACGTTTCCTGGATACTGTACGGAACCAAGCAAAGAACTTCGCTTCGACCGTCTCACTTACGGGATCTTCTAAACACAAAGTCATCATTATCGATGAGGCGGATAACACAGGAAACGACGTACAACTCTTACTACGGGCGAATATTGAGGCATTTTATAACAACTGTCGATTCATCTTCACCTGTAACTACAAAAACAAAATTATTGAACCTCTTCACTCCCGATGTGCAGTCATCGACTTCACAATCAAGGGAAAGCAAAAAGTCCAACTTGCAGGAAGTTTCTTTCGAAGACTTCAACAAATCTTGGATGCGGAAAAGATTGAGTACGATCAAAAAGTCGTTGTTGAATTGGTATCAAAACATTTCCCTGATTTCCGAAGAGTTTTAAATGAAATCCAGAGATACTCCACAGGAGGTAAAATTGACTCTGGTATTCTTGCAACTTTCTCTGATGTATCTGTAAATGAACTTATTAATTCTCTCAAAGATAAAAACTTTTCTGAAGTCCGAAAGTGGGTGGTCTCCAACTTGGACAACGATGCTGCTGTTCTACTTCGCAGGATTTATGACGCCGCTTATGATTGCTTACTTCCCCAATCTATCCCTGCTGCCGTTCTTGTTATTGCTAAGTATCAATACCAATGTGCATTCGTGGCTGACCAGGAAATAAATCTTATTGCGGCATTAACTGAAATTATGGTAGAGTGTGAATTTAAATAAAGGAGAAAAAAATGAATGTAAAACTAATTCGTATGTGGTCTGGTGAAGATGTTATCGCAGATCAAGTTGGTGATTTAACCGATACTATTGTCATCCGTAATCCAATCGTTGCTATTCCCGCTGGAAATGGACAGATGGGATTTGCCCCCTGGTCTCCTCTTTTAAAAGATCGGGATATCGATTTGGAAGTCTCTAAAAAATATGTTGTTTATATTTCAGAGGCACAAGAGCAAATTGTAGATAACTACAAAGATATGTTTTCTGTTATCAAATCTCCAAGTAAAAAATTGATTGTTTGATTATGAAAAACAAAAAACTTAAAGCATTAATACAAAAACCTTTAAGATTTCATCATCAAGATATTCATGAGGAACTTGATGAATTAAAAAAACAACATCAAGTTAAATCTAAATGGTATTATATCTTTTGGGGCGCTATGGCAGTTGCTGTAGTTGGTGGTCAGATTTATGTTGGACTTGGGTATCGACAAATGGCAGAAGCAACTAAATCGACTGAGATTTCTGTTTCTTGTCTACCATCATATGAAACACCTCCCCCTAAAACAACTAAAAAGAGGGAGTTTGAATGAACCTTTACAAGATTGATTACAAAACCTTATACGAGAAACCAGTTAAAACAAATCCTACAAATGTGAAGGAGGCGAACGAAGGTCTTTTTCGTGCTAAAATGACTTTGCCTGCTGCTGCTGCCCACTGTGGCATGACGCAGAAGGAAATGAAACTTACTTTTTTTGAGTACCTTAAGTATAACAAACCTGATTATGAGTATTGATTTTTCTCGCGTTAATTTTCAACAATTTTTTGGATGGGTAAATGCATCCAATACAAAACAAATGAAAAGTAATGCCTTCAGGGGACTTCGTGCCCATTATACTGAGAAGTCTTTTTGTAAGTGGTCCGATGGTCAATTGACCCATGTGGGACTTTTTCAAACTGGCAGGGATTTTATTCTAAAAGAAACGGGCAAATTTGTTGAAATGAAAAGTCAATTTGGTCTGTTTAAAACAGGTAAAGACAAAACTGGTAAAGACTGTCGTGGTGACTGCAGAGCATTTGTATTGAAAAATTTTCATCCTTCTAGTAAAGATAAAACAGAATGGAAAAAAGAAGATCTAATTAAAACATTTGATTATCTACTTTTAGTTGATACTAAGGCTATGTCTGTGGGTTATACCACATGGGATAAAGTTTACGAATGTATTGATGAGAATGCAAAGGACCCCAAATGTGTATTGAAGAAGGGTGATTATACTATGATTGTTGAAAACGTTATTCCTACTGAAAGGGATTGTGACGTTGATGGTATGTTTTCTTTGATTGAGGAATACGTTTGATGAAATCTCTTAAAACCCCGCTTAGATATCCTGGCGGAAAGTCCCGTGCTTGTGAAAAGATGGGACCTTACTTTCCAGATCTTCGCAACTATGATGAGTTCCGAGAACCATTTCTTGGTGGTGGAAGTGTTGCGATTTATATCACGAAAAAGTATCCTAGCCTAGATATTTGGGTAAATGACTTATATGAACCCCTGGTAAACTTTTGGCAACAACTCCAGATATTTGGCACTGATCTTAAAGATAAACTGGTAGAGTTAAAGACGGCAAATAATACTCCTGTTTTAGCAAGAGAACTTTTTCTTAAGGCAAAGGAGCAAGTTAATGACCAAAGTTTGTCTAGTATTGATCGTGCTGTGGCTTTCTATGTTGTCAATAAGTGCAGTTTTAGTGGTCTCACAGAGAGTTCTTCATTTTCAGAGCAGGCGTCCAACTCAAATTTTTCTTTGCGGGGCATCGAAAAACTGCCTGAGTATTCTAAACTGATTGAAAAGTGGCGTATAACTAATTACTCCTACGATTATCTGATGGATGAGAACAAAGGCGCTTTTGTGTATCTCGATCCTCCTTATGATATTAAGGATAATCTCTATGGGAACAAAGGATCAATGCATAAAGGATTTGATCACGATAAGTTTGCTGCTGATTGCGATGCTTGTGATATGGATCAATTAATCAGTTATAACTCAGATCAACTTGTAAAAAACCGATTTTTGAGCGAAAACTGGAACGCTGCTGAGTTTGATTTAACTTATACGATGCGTTCTGTTGGGGAATATATGAGAGAGCAAAAATCTAGGAAGGAATTATTACTATTTAATTATGGAAACGAAATTAAATTTTAATATACTTCCTTTATTTTCAATTCCTATAGTTGAATGTACATTAGATGCTAATGATAATGTAATTGAGTATATCAATTCTTTACAGTATAAGAGAACAAATCTAAGTAATTCTTACATATCATTATCTAAGAATGTCTTGGATAATGATATAATGTATCTTTATTCCAAACATATAGATGATTATATAAAAAAATTTTTGTTTGAAGTTATGGAATATGATCAAAAATTTGTAACTGCTGAGAGAGTTTCATCTTGGGCAAATAAACATTTACCTGGTGATTGGGCTCAGTCACATAGTCATGATAATTCATTTGTTAGTGGTGTATGGTATTTAGAAACTTCTAATAATTGTGGTGATTTGGAAGTTCAAATTCCATATGCTTTCTCTGGGATTCCAATAAATTTCGAGAAATCTAAAAATAATCAATTTAATAGTCGTGATTGCACTCTTCCTGCTATTAGGAATAAGGTGTATATATTTCCATCAACATTAACGCATAATGTTCGCATAAACAAATCTAATAAAGTTAGAACTAGTATAGCATTTAATTATTATATTAGGGGACAACTTATTAGTGAAAGTAATTTATTTTATTCTTAAAATGATTGAATTAAAAGATTGGTTAAATTCAATTAATCAGACAAAACAGAATCTGATTGACGAAGACCCTTCACTTGAGAAGGAATATCCTCCTTATATTATCAATCGTTGTTTCTCTGGACATTTGGATTCAGTAATGTTTGCGAATGAAATGAATCAATATCATTTCCTTGCAAAAAAATTACAATATGATTTTTTACTAAATAGTCTGAGGAAAAAGAAGAGATTTTCTCCCTGGCTCCGACAAGATAAAATCAAAGATCTTGATTATGTCAAACGTTATTATGGATATAGTAATGAAAAGGCAAAACAAGCTTTGAGGATTCTTACTAAAGAACAACTTACTTTTATTAAATCGAAATTTGAAACTGGAGGAACAAAATGAGTGTCGTTCAAGAACCTGAAGTGAAGTGGACGCCAAGTCAAATGGTTGAAGTGGTTCTAAATGAACCAGATGACTTTTTGAAAGTGCGCGAAACTTTGACTCGTATCGGAGTCGCATCACGAAAGGAAAAGAAAATCTATCAGTCTTGCCATATTCTACACAAGCAAGGTAGATATTATCTTGTTCACTTTAAGGAACTATTTGCTTTGGATGGCAAACATGCAAACTTAACTGTGAACGATGTTCAACGCCGTAATCGTATTGCCCAACTTCTTGCAGATTGGGGATTAATCACGATTGTTGATGTAACTAAAATCCAAGATATTGCTCCACTTAATCAAATTAAAGTTCTTTCTTATAAGGACAAGGGAGAATGGATCTTAGAAACCAAATATAATATTGGTTCTAAAAAGAAGAGAGTAGAAGAAACCGAATGATTTTGTAGGGAGTTCAACACTCCCTTTTTTTATAGTTCTTGTATAATTACATATGGATGCCGAAAGGGTCCTTAAAACACAAACTCGCTTTTAAAGGAGCTACTATAATGACTAACCTCACAAGGTACACTGCTGCGGATCTTCCTACGCTTATGGATAAGATTACGCGCAATAGTATTGGAATGGATGAATACTTTGATCGTTTATTCCATCTTCATGAAACTACATCAAATTATCCCCCTTACAATCTAGTTCAGGTAAATAATGTGGAGTCTAGATTAGAACTTGCACTAGCGGGGTTTAGAAAGAAAGAAGTCTATGTCTACACACAGGATGGCAAACTCTTTATCGAAGGTCAAAAAGAAGATAAAGAAACGGATACCAACTATCTCCACAAAGGTTTGGCTCAACGGTCGTTTACACGAGCCTGGACGCTCTCTGATGATACGGAAGTTAGATCAGTTGATTTTGAGGATGGGCTTTTGACAGTGACTCTTGGTAGAATTGTTCCAGATCATCATAAGCGCAAAGATTACCTATAAATATAAACGAATATCGTCGGCGCTATGCCACGGGAGGTAACTGGCAAAATCCAGTTGACACCTCCCATTTTTATTGCTAAAATAGAGACACAGAAATTTTAAGAAAATGACAGTAAAATTAATTCTATTAAAATCTGGTGAAACCGTAATTGCGGATGTAAAAGAAGTTCATCAAGAAGAAAAACTTTATGGATATTTATTTACAAATCCACAAAGAGTTTTTTATGACTCACCAGTGCTAGTTCCTGAAGAGGAAAAAAATTCAAGCGTAGTAAATGTATCTTTAACCAAATGGATGCTTCTTTCAAAAAGTAATCAAATGGTAGTTCCTTTTGATTGGGTTGTTACTATTGTAGATCCGATTGACTCTCTTGCAAAAATGTACGATCCAGAAGGAACTAGTGGTGAAGATGTAAACGGTCAGGAGACTGAAAATGGAAGCAACGATTAAAACAATCGTATTTAAAAATGGAACGACACTTATATCTCAAATTGAAGAAGTTGATTCTGAATTAGGAGATCCTAATTGTAAGTTAATTAAACCATGTGAACTAAACAAACAAGTTACTGGTGAAATTTATTTGCAAAACTGGTTATGCGAATACACAAAGCAGGAAGAATTTTTAGTTAATTCTGACAGCATTTTAACAATTATCAATCCAAATTCTGATATTATTAAAAAATATATTGATATTATTTCCTGATGCGATTTTACACTAACGTTCAGATGGTCGGGGACAACTTTCTCGTCCGTGGTTATGAAAATGGAAACCATTTCATGACCCGCGAAAA